AACGAAGCACCTACTTTAGGATCGTCATTTACTGGATTCTACGTTGGTAAGATGCGTCAGTTAGATGATATATCATTTGAGTTTGATTCATTGAGATCTTCCTTCAACCTTAAGCGTAGTGGTACATTCTACTCTATCGCACTGACTGAAGGTGTACAGGCAACTGAATCTATTATCGCAGATAACAATATTATTATCTCACTTAACGGTGTTATTCAGCAACCTGGAATCGGTTTTGAACTTGTTGGTTCTCGTGTCGTCTTCAAAGAAATTCCTCGTGTAGGATCTACATTTGTTGGTTTCGCGTATATTGGTTCTGACGCTGACGTTACGCAGTCTGAAGTTGTTCCTCCAATTGAGGCAGGTGACCTTCTAGACATTCAAGGTGAAACAATTGACAGAGAAGTTGCTGTTATTGAATCTTCTCAGACTCTGGTTACATTTGAATATATCGGATCTGTATTTGGTCGTGACGGACAAGGTGAAGCAGTTACTCTATCCAATAGATTGGATGGTGTTCAGGTAACTAATCCTGGATCTGGATATACCTCACGTCCAGTTGTTAGAGTTGATAGTGCATCTGGTTTTGATGGTGCAGTTAAAGCACTGGTTGGAATCAGTCGTGTTGATACAAACGCTGTTGGTTCTGGTTACAAGTATCCAAATGTAGATATTACAAATACTGTGGCAGATGATTATGTCGCACCAAACCCAGCTGATTATGGTGAGGAAGCAATTTATAAAGAAGAGATTATTGACACTGACGTAGTTAATGTTACACCTGATAATCTATCTCAAGTAAATAGTGGTGACATTCCTGGTCACGGTGATTCACCTGCTGCAACAGGAACTACTTTAACATCCTTTGAAATTACATCTATCTGGTCAAGTACACCATAAATATTAACTATGCCAGCTTCTACTACTACTGCATCTATTTCTGAAGGAGTCTTGACTGTAACTAGCAATGGACTCCCAGACCCTGCTTTGGCAGGTGAACCATTGGGTTCTGGAAATTTTCCAAATAGTCCCAATAACATCTCTGCTCAAACTTATAATTATGAGTTTACTTACAGAGGTGGAACTAATACTTCCAGTCCACAAGCAGCAACTTTTGGTGCTTTGGGTATAGCACTTAACGGTGTTATACTTGCTGCTCCTACAGCAGCAGACGGACCTCTGCCTGGCACTGATGATGCACTACCTACTAATTTCCAATGGAATGCAGTATATAATGGTACTTCATATGGTGTAGATAAGTGTGGTGGTCATCCAGAACAGAACGGTTCATATCATTATCATTCAGGTGAATTTTTAGTAAACTGTTGGGCTAACGGTATTGTTCAGTCTAATAGTTACTTTAGTTCCTCTCATTATGAAGGTAATTATTTTAGACATCCCGATGGTCATTCTAAGATTGTTGGAACATGTTTTGATGGTTATCCTGTATACGGACCTTTTGGTTATAAGATTTCTGATGATAATGATTCAGGAACTAAAAGATTGGCAAGTTCTTATAGAGTACTAACAACTCCTCCTGCTGGCAGAAACTATAGTTATGCCCAGAAATTTGCAGGTACTTTTGTACAGGACTATGAATATGTAAATGGTTTAGGAGACCTTGATATTAATAATGGTAGATTTGCAGTCACTCCTGAATTTCCAGGTGGTACTTGGGCATATTACATAACTTTAGACGAAGATAACAAACCAGTCTACCCATATGTCTTCGGTCCTCAAACCAAACAACAACGTCCCTCATAAATAACTAAAAACTAGGTCTAATGGCAAAACAACTACTAGCACTTGGAACTTCCGCTAACGATGGCACTGGTGATTCACTCCGTGCTGGTGGTGACAAGATTAACGACAATTTTACTGAATTATATGATTCTTTAGGTGGTTCTTCAGGTGCTCAAAACTTATTGGTTAATACTGCTTCACCCAGTGCAGGTGATGCTTTAACATGGAATGGTACAGCATTTGCACCAGGTCAACCTACTAACAAGAATATTCTTGAACAGAATTTAAACGTAAATGGTTACAACATTGTATCATCTGGTAATGGTAATGTTGTAATCCAATCAGATGGTACTGGCGATATAATGTTGAGAAACGGTACTAATGCTACCGATACTATCATTGATGGTCTTGATGGATTCCTTAAGTGGAATGCTCCTTATGTTGCAGCAGTAAACCTTCCTGCCTATGGAACATATACTGGAATGTTTGCATACCTTAATGATACTAAGAAAGCATACTTCTCTTGTGATACAGCATGGAGAGAACTTCTAGATACTACTAACTCTAGACTACAGGACATTGGTACTGTACAAGACACGACTTATGCAGACGGGGAAGTTCCTACCTGGAATGCAGCAAACGGTGAGTTTAGACCTGGAACTGGTGGCGGGGCTGGCGGTGGTAATATATTTGCAACATTTAATGCTGACACTGGAAGTACAACTGCTCTTGGAGCAACTGATACTTTAACAGTTACTGGTGGTACAGATATAACAACCAGTATTACTGGTGACACTTTAACAATTAATTACGCTGGATCTGGTGGATTCTCTTATTCAGGAACTGGTGTAAGTGAAGGTGACATGTTAATGTTTGATGGCTTTGACTGGATTCCAGTTTCTGCTCCATGCATAACATGGTTACTTGGTAATGATGGTACTAACTCTCATTATACCTTTACTGGATCAGGATTCCCTAACACTACTAATGATCCTATCCTATACCTAACAAGAGGACATGTCTACAGATTTAAGAACGATTCACAATATACTATTCATCCATTTGAAATTCGTCAATCTGCTGGAGGAAATGCTTACACTGCTGGTGTAGGAAGTGATGGTGCTGGAACAACTACATTTACTGTTCCTATGGATGCACCTGCAACTCTTTATTATCAATGTGCAAACCACCCATCAATGGGTAATCAAATCGTAGTTGTGACCTAATATGCCAAGAACAGTACCTGGATCTGGAGCCGTTATTGAACCAATCTTTAATAGAGATTTTGGTGTAGATAGTGTTGTGGTTAAATCAGGTGGTAAAGATTATGATGCATCTGATCCGCCTCAACTAACTGTAACTAATTGTGGTACTCCAGAAAGTGCTGCTCTGTTATTTCCTATAATAGAAAGTGGTAAGATAACTCACGTACGAGTATTGACACCAGGTTCAGGATATGATCCTCTTAGGGTTATTATTAATGCTAATCAAGATGATAGTTTAGTTGTTGATACATTTGACATTAGAAGTATATTAACTAGTGTATCTGCTTCTATTACTACAGGTGCATTTGCAGGAGATAGGTTATCACTTCAATCTAATAATCTTCCAGATCCTGCTGGTTCTGGGATATTTCCTTCTACGTTTAATAACAACAATATATTCGCACACTCATTCCTTCACAAGATAGTTTATCGTGGAGGTAAAGATGTACCTCAATTACCCCCAAATAATGATCCTGCTATTAAAGATAGAGGATCTCTTACAGATTTAAACCAACAAAACAGCAGTCCTACAAAAGGACAAATTGGTTTGATGTCAAATGGTATTCCGATACTAACTCCCGATGGAGGAACTAATGGTACTCCTCCTACAGGATTTGCATTTGATGTTAATAAGACTAACTTCTATGATCATGATACTTATAATGGATATCCTAACAGTGATCATCTCTATAACTATCAAGATGCTAAGGTAATTGATTCTTTTGGTTCTGGTCAAGGAGTCTTTGATATTAAGACTTACTATAGTGAGACTAATTTTGGTGGAGATAAATCACGTCATGCCAATGGACACAGTAAAATTTTAGGTATATCATATGATGGATATCCGATATACGGTCCTTTTGGTTATACTACAGGATTAGATGATCAGTCTGCAATCAAAAGGATTGAGACTTCATATAGGTTTAGAACAGGTGTTGAGATTGATGGTAATAGAATACCAAGTAATACACCTACTTCAACAACTTATACTGTTACTGTTGCTGATTCTGGTAATGGTAATAAGTTTGTATTAAATGGAACTGAAGCACCAATTGAATTGATTGGTCGTGGAGATACAGTCACATTTAATCTAGATGATGCAAGTAACGTTGGACATCCTCTTTTAATAACAGATTTTGCTGGAGAAACAAACTTACAAGGTTGGCATGCAAGCACTCAAACTTTATATGATAAAGATGTCCTATATGAACGTGGTGTCAAATATTACATTAATAATAGTGAGGTAACATACGCAGCATATCTTGCTAACTATGATGCTGCAACTAATAGAAAACTTGAGATAACAATTCCTTGGTTTGCTCCTAATAATCTTCACTACTTCTGTTACTTCCATGCTAACATGGGTAACAAGACTAATATTCTATACTATCCAGAAGGTACATTCATTGAAGATTACATCTATGAAGCTGCACTTGGAGATTTAGATACTCATAATGGTAGATATTGTGTAACTCCTGAGTATCCTGATGGAACTTATGCTTACTTCTTAACCACAGCAAGTGGTGGTGAACCACAATATCCATATTGTATTGGTGATACTTTCTATAGTATACCTACTAAATTTGGAAATGATACTCCTATAGTTCAACAAGAAGTACCTAGTGGTGCTAGAGCAGAAGTTATTCTTAGTGAAACTAATGCTGGTCAGGTTGAATATGTTAAGATGATTGCTGGTGGTGATGGATATTTTGGAGATGCTAGAGTAGATATTTTAGGTGGAGAGGGAACTGGTGCTACTGCTACTCCTGTTACTAAGTCTATTAGTGGTCTATCATTAGAATCATCAGGATCAGGATACCTTTCACCTCCTACTTTATTCTTCCAAGGTGGTGGTGGACAAGGTGCTGAAGGAGTTGCAGATGTTGATTATTCTGGTATTGTTACTAATATAAATGTTGTTAATCCAGGTAGATTCTATCAAGATCCACCATATATTTACATCCAAGGTGGTGGTGGAGTTGGTGCAAAAGCAACTGCAAGAATTGAACAAGGTGAAGTTGTAGGTATTGATGTTACGGATCCAGGTAGAGGATATACTTCAGCACCTAATATTATATTCACTAAACTAGTTAATGTAAAAAGAAAGGTTAGGAATCGTCAGTCTTATAATGCTTCCAGTTTCTTCATTACTGGTCTTCAGAAATCTTTGGATACTAATACTGAAGAAGTTGTTGTAAAATCTACAGGAGCATTTCCTGGCTCTGGTAAGTTCATGATTGGTAGAGAGATCATTGAATATACTAGTAAAGATGCTAAGAGATTTTTAGGATGTACAAGAGGGACTAATTTTAGATTTGACCAGAGAGTTATTGTTGATGGTATTCAGAACGTTGATGGTGTATCAACATATGAGTTTAACGTTGGTGACAGATTAGTTCGTAGAATTGAAAGTGCTAGTAATAAGGTTGCAGTAGTATATGACTGGAACCCAGTTAATAGGGAACTATTAATTGTATTCCAAGTTGATGAATTAGCATTTATTGATGGTGGTGTTCCATCAACTACTATCAGAACAGTTGCTTTTGATGGTGGTACACCTGGTGCTTCTAGTAGTACTGAGTTACCACATAACATAATTGATTCTATTGGTGATACAATTGTGGTCTATCAGTTAACTTTGACTGATAAGAAGTTTGAAGATGATGCTGAAAACTCAGGTGCAGGTGATGGTATACCTGATGTTTTCAATACAGGAACTGACTTCGCTGACCAAATTAACCTTGATGGTGGTATACATAATTCATTATACGGTATTGAAGAAACCGTTGGTGGACAGAATACTACTATATTTGCTATAGGTGATCAGGTTAAAGATGCTTCAATACCATTTAAGTATTCAACTATTGAATCTGCTGGAGCATTAAGAGACGGAATTGAACATACTTCTAGAATAAGAGTGATACTATCAACTCTTGATACTAATAGTATTTCGTTTGTAGTGGGTGAGACTGTAACAGGTCAGAACTCTAACATTCAGGCAACTGTGGAATCATGGGAGCAAGCAACTAGAACTCTAGTTCTTATTAACCCAATTCCATACTTTACTAATAATGTTAACCTTGGAATACAGGGATACTTCTATGAGTTCTCTGCCGATTCCACTGTAACCCAAGTCAGAGTCCTTGATCCAGGACTTGATTATACTGCAACTCCTACTGTTTCAATTGAAAATAGTGGTGAGATTCAGGCACAAGCAGTTGTTAATATGACATCTGACGGTGACCAAGTTGGATCATTAACTGTAACTAATGGTGGTTATGGTTATACAAAACAAGTTACAGCAGGTACCCTGCATCCTACTGTTACGTTCACAAATGCAGGAATTGATACTACAGGAAGTGGTGCAGTCGCTGAGGTTATCCTTGGTGGAGAGAAGCTCGTTGGTGCGGGTGGTGCTTCTTGGAGAATAGAAAGTATAACTTACGATACAAGCATCCGCGACAACTAGCATAAATAAAACTGGAGGATTAACTCTTAGACCATGGCAGCACTATTAACTGACCAGTTCAGAATATTTACAGCACAGAAATTTATAAAATCACTAGAAGGACCTGATCCTCTTGCAAGTGACACAACTGCTGGCGACGATAGAGATCGTCTTTATATCTTTATTGGCCGTCCCCAAGAGTGGGACAACGAAAACTCACCACCACAAGCAGTTGATTCGTTTGACGAATTTTCGGATGCCTACGATGATATGATGTCATTGAAACGTGTTCTTGCTGCCGACACGATTCAAGTTGTACGTCGTATTGACTGGATTCCCCCAGAGCAAACTACTGGTGGATTGGGTTACACATATGACATGTACCGTCATGATTTCTCACCAACTAACACAGCATCATCTGGTGCTACTAAGTTGTATGACTCTGATTTCTATGTCGTTAACTCCAATTACCAAGTTTATAAGTGTATCTACAACGGTACTAGTCCTAGTGACCCTAATGGTAAGCCTTCTACCGTTGAACCTACTGGTACTTCTACATCCATCATCACTACTTCTGATGGGTATCGTTGGAAATATATGTACACTATCCCTGTTGCACAGGTTCTAAAGTTTTTCTCTGCTGATTACATGCCTGTATTCAGCGATGCATCAGTTACTTCAAACGCTGTTGCTGGAGAGATTGATACTGTTATCATCACCTCTTCTGGTTCTGGTTACAACAATGGTACATACGATAATGTTGCTATTGCTGGAGATGGAACTGGTGGACGTGTCTCCATCGTAGTTGATGGTGGTCGTGTTATATCTGCCACTGTGACATCTGGTGGTACTGGATATTCATTCGGTAAAGTAACAGTAGACGCTATTTCTGGTATTGGTACTGGAACTGGTGGTCAAATAGACGTTATCATTCCACCTCCAGGTGGTCATGGTAAAGACCCAGTAGTGGAAGTGGGTGCTTACCGTGTTATGGTTAACGCTAAACTATCATATGATGAAGGTGCTGGTGACTTCCCGATTGATAACGACTATCGTCGTATTGGTCTCACCACCAATCCTAAGAAGTATGGTACTACCGAACTTCTTTCTGACCTAACTCTATCTGCTGCAAGAGCAGTTATATTCCCTACAACTTTCCAAGGTAACTTTATCCCTGACGAAACGATTACACAAACTCGTATTGTCGGTGGTCAATCTGTTACTGCAACTGGTAAAGTTATCTCATGGAATGCAACTACTAAAGTTCTTAAATATTATCAGAACAGAGTTGATGGTATTTTCCCAGCTGTAACTGGTTCATTGAACGAGTTTGATGGTTCTAATGCCATACAGGGTTCATCATCTGGTGCTTCTGGCGACCCAGATGTAAACTTCCCAGCCGTTCCTAACACTTCTTCTCGTGTTATTAACAATACTGAGTATGATCTCGGTATGAGATTTACCTCTGGTTATGCAAAACCTGAGATAGAGTCTAACTCTGGTAATATTATCTACATAGATAATAGACGTACCATTAGTCGTGCTAACGACCAAATTGAAGACATTAAGATCGTCATTGAATTCTAAATATAAGTCCCTAAAATGCCACAGAATACCAACCTGAATGTCACTCCGTATTACGACGATTTTGACAAGAGTAAAAATTTCTATAAAGTATTGTTCCGACCAGGATTTCCGATCCAGGCTCGTGAACTTACGACCATGCAATCAATCATGCAGAATCAGATTGAGAACATGGGTACGCACTTCTTTAAAGAAGGTGCGATGGTTATACCTGGTCAAATTGGTTATGACTTAAATGTTCAAGCGATTCTTTTACAACAAAACTTCTTAGGGGCAGACGTTGAGTTGTATAGATCACAGTTAACAGGTAAGTTAATCACTGGTGTTACAACAGGTGTTAAGGCAAAAGTACTTTATTCAATATCATCTGAGACTTCTGATAGAGGTTATATTACACTATATGTTAAGTACATTGACTCTGCTGACGCAACAAGTACTGAAGATATTAAAACTTTTAAAAATAATGAACAGTTACTAGCAGATGCTGATATAACTTTTGGTACTACATTGATTGAGCAGGGTTCACCTTTTGCTCAGATGTTACCAGATAATGCAAGTGCTGTTGCTTCTGCTGCATATATTAACGAAGGTGTATACTTCATTCGTGGATATTTCGTAGACGTTCCTACTGGTTATATCATTCTAGACCAATATACAAACACTCCATCATATAGAGTAGGACTTGAGGTATCAGAATCTATCATTACCTCTGAGGATGATCCATCTCTAAATGATAATGCTGCTGGTACATCTAACTATTCTGCACCAGGTGGTCATAGATTTAGAATTAGAACGCAATTAGTTAAGAAAGCAATAACAGATGACTCGGATAAAAACTTTATAGAATTGTTGCGTCTTAAGAATTCTAAGGTACAACAGTTTGTAGAACATACAGCATATACAGAACTTGAAAGATCAATGGCACTTCGTACTTACGAAGAGTCTGGAGACTATGCTATTGATACTTTTGATATCACAATGCGTGAGCATAAGGATGATGGATTTAATAATGGTGTATATCAGGCAGATGAATCATCACTTGCTGGTTTAAATGCATCAGAGAGTCATGTTGCTGCTGAAGTTTCACCAGGTAAAGCGTATGTAAAAGGATATAGAACTCAAACTCTATCACCAACATATGTTGATATTCCTAAAGCAAGAGATACTAATGCAGTTCAGAATACTATTATTCCGTTTGAACTTGCACAATCAGTTCTTGTTACCAACATCTATGGTTGGCCACTATTGACAGGTCCTAACGTAACCTATAACTATCAGGTTCTTGAGTTACGTGACAACTGGAATCCTTCAGGAGAAGGAACACCTCAAGGTAATATCATTGGTTTTGCAAGATGTGCTCAATTAAGTAACGAACTTACTAATGGTGGTATTGCTAATGCTACTCAAGGTAATATGTTGCACATCTTTGACGTGCAAATGTACACAGTATTGAATACTGCTGCTGATGTATCTGCAACTCTTAATGAGACTGGAATGATCGTTAGAGGTGCATCTTCAGGTGCTATAGGATCTATTCGTTCTATTAGTACAACTACTATTCAATTGACTGATGTTAAAGGTTCTTTCCGTCAGGGTGAGCAAATTGAATTAGACGGAGTTGCATTAACATCTATTAGTGCTCTTTGGACTTTTGAATTTACTGATACTCGTTCTGTTGTGGGACGTGCAGATTTAGCATTGAACTCAACTGTTGTATTTACAGCAGATTTACTATTGAATACTGTTGAGTTTATTGAAGGTACAAAACACAATGTTGTATTGACAGGTAGTTTACCTAATACAAAATTAACTGGATCAACAACTAACTATGCTTCGGATGTACGTCCAGGAGAAGTATTATCTGTAGGTATGTCTGATCAGACAGGTAATAATACAATGAGAGTGTTGGGAATTACTCAGTCAGATATTAACGCTACTTCAACAAACAAGAATAGTGGAACCAATGTTATCTACGGTACTCCAACAGTTCAGACAGTACTGTTAGATGGAAGTAAGACTGTAGGTTCAGTTGTTGATGCAGATTATGATAGAGTTGGAAGATTACGTCCTAGAGTATTCCTTAAGAACTATCAAAATGGTAACCTTACCATTGACATGCCGAAGGAATCTATTAAGTCAATTTCTGACGAATCCTTCACAGTTTATAGAACTTACAATGCTCAAAGTATTAACAATGGTGGTACAACAATTACTCTTGGTGAGAATGAGCAGTTTGAAACATTCTCTAATGATAACTTTGTAGTAACCATTGACACAGGTGGTGGTAGTAATAACGACTACGCAGGACCTGGTACTAAGATTGACATGGAAGCTGCTGTTAATGGAGGTACTATTGCAATTACATTTGGTGCCGATAGACAAACAGCAACCTTAACATCTCCTGGTGCTGCTGGTACTGGTCTTAAGAGTATTACTTCAATTAAAGCAACAGTTGCACTTTCTAAGTCTGTAGTACAACGTAAGATTAAAACTGCATCTAAGATGCAATGTTTATCAGTTAATAAGACTAGAACTAAGCAAGATCAACAGTTATTTGGATTAGGATATAGTAATAAGTATGGAACTCGTATTGAAGATGAGGAAATTACATTCGGTCTAAATGACGTTTATAAGATCCATGCAGTATATGAATCACTAGATGGTGAAGCTGCTAAGGTTCCATTTGTAACTTTAGTTGAAACAGCATTCTTTGCTACTGGAACTCTAGTTGAGGGTGGTACATCTGGTGCTCGTGCTAGAGTTGTAGACTTTGTATCATCATCTTTAAAATTATATCTTGTTGTTCTTGATGGAGAATTCATACCTGGTGAACTTGTATCAGGTGTCAATAGTAATGCAGAGGCAATCAATGCATTTGTTTCTGATGCTGATGGTGCAATTGAAGTAGGTTCTACTAATATTACAATACAATATAATCTACAACCAGGACAAGATTCTTATTACTACGATGTTTCTCGTTTAGTTCGTGGAAAAGCATACTCACAACCAAGACATCAATTAGCAATTGTATTTGATTACTTTAAGCATGAGTCTTCAGGAGACTACTTTAATGCTCAGTCATATGTTGGTATAGATTATAATGAAATTCCAGATTGGAAACCTGAAGGTGGTATTATGTTCTTGCGTGATACTATTGACTTCAGACCAGGTGTTAAAGAACTTGCTAGTGGATCTGGTACAGTAGGTAATCCATATTATGTAACTTGTACTTGTTTTGACTTTGAATCTCGTGTCTTTGACGCTACTTCAACTGTCTTTGATATTATGGATACTGGCACATCATTCCGATGTGACTTTGATTATTATCTACCAAGAATTGATAAACTATTCCTAACACATGATGGGCAGTTCCAATTAGTTAAAGGTAAGTCAGCTGAGGAACCTCAAGAACCTGACCATATGGATGCAGCAATGCTTATGGCAGTCATTGAGCACAAACCATATTGTTATGATCCAGAAAGAGATATTCTAGTAGAGACTGAAAATAATAGACGTTATACAATGCGTGACATTGGTAACATTGAAACTCGCTTAGATAACGTTGAGTACTATACTTCACTATCTCTTTTAGAAACTGAGACTCAGAATGCTACTACTTACGATGAAGATGGTTTAAACAGATTCAAGAACGGTTATGTTGTTGATGACTTTACTGACCATACTGTTGGTGATATTTTAAACGAAGATTATAAAGCATCTATTGATATTGAGAATGGTTATCTAAGACCTTCTCACTATACTAATAACTGTCCATTAGAATGTAATTTTGCTACATCAACAGGTATAGCATTAACTCCATACGATCCCGATGATCTTGATGAGTCATTAGTTGTTACTCTTCCTTATGAAAATGAGGCAATTATTAATCAACCATATGCTTCAAGACTTGAGAACGTAAACCCATTTAACGTATTCACATTCATTGGACGTGTTGATTTACTTCCATCATCTGATGACTGGGTTGACATTAAGCGTTTACCTGCTCGTATTGAAAACGTTGAAGGTGACTTCTCACAGGTAGCAAGAGATCTTAACGTTGATAAGAATGGATTCTCTCCTACTCAATGGACTGGATGGACAACTAACTGGACTGGTGAAAGAGTAAGATCTAGTCGTAACTTCCGTTCTAGAACAAACTTAGGTGGTGGTCGTAGACTAGGTAGATTAGGTCACGCAGGTCGTCGTCAAGGTTTATTCTATGTTCACCAACGTCGTGAATTTACAGTTACTAATAACCAAACTCGTTTAGGTATCAGAACTCGTGTTGTACCTAAGATTACAAGGCAGTCACAGGGTGATTCAATTCTATCACAAACCAATATTCCTTGGATGAGATCTAGAAATATTCGTTACACTATTACTCGTGCTAAGCCCAAGACAAGAATGTATGCATTCTTTGATAAGAAGAAGATTACTAATTACATTACTCCTAAACTGATTGAATTAGTTAAGAACTCAACTGAGGATGCTAGAACAAATGAAACACCATTTGTTGTTGGAGAAGTTGTTAAAGGTTTGACTTCAAACTGTCGTTTGAAAGTTCTTAGACCTAACAGTGTATATGACACTAACCCATATTCAACAAATGATGATGCACTACCAACATCATATTCATCTCAGACACCGTTGTTAAATCACAATGCTGCACAGATGGCAAAGATTACCAATAACAAAGCAAGAGGTAATATTGCTGTTGGTGAAGTATTAGTTGGTTTGACTTCTGGTGCTCGTGCTGTTGTTAAAGATCGTCGTCTTATTACTGATAAGCGTGGATATGCTAGAGGATGTTTCTTCGTTCCACCTCCAGTTAAAGATGTTAACCCACGTTGGGCAACTGGTGTTAGAACAATTAGATTCACATCTAGTGAAAAGAACTCAATGACTCCAGGTACAGTTGATTCTTCAGCTGAAACAAACTTTGCAGCAAGAGGTACTTTAACTACTGTACAAGAAACTATACACTCAGTTCGTGACGCTCAAGTCGTTATGGATACTGTGACAGATACTCGTACTGTTACATCTACTAGAACTGAGGTTAGACAGATTGGTTGGTATGACCCTCTCGCACAATCATTCCTTGTTGATACTGAGGGTGGTGTATTCCTAACTGGTGTTGATATTTACTTTGGAAGTAAGGATGATGCTATTCCTATCTCTATGCAACTTCGTTCTATGGAGAATGGTTATCCTTCTAAAGTTATCTTACCTTTCTCTGACGTTAGTTTAAACCCAGAGGATGTTGAGATATCTGATAATGCTGCTATACCTACAAGGTTTACATTCCAAGCACCTGTTTATATTAAACAGTCTATTGAATATTGTTTCGTTCTACTATCTGACTCTAATGAATATACAGTCTGGATTTCTAGAATGGGTGATATAGAGATTGGTGGAGATAGAACTATATCTGAACAACCTTACTCTGGTGCGTTATTCAAATCACAGAACGCATCTACATGGACTGCTGACCAGTATGAAGATTGTAAGTTTACAATTTACCGTGCGGTATTTGATACAACTGCTGGTGGAGTTGTTAAATTTGAGAACGCAGAACTTGGAGTTGCAAATGCGGGTTCACATACTCTAGTTGAAAACCCAATTCAGACATTGAAACCTCAACAGGTTCTAACACTTGCTACTGGTACTAACTATAACATATCAGTTGGTGCTCGTCTTTATCAGGAAACTACACTTGCTGAAGCAACTGTTACAGCATTCAATAGTACAACTGATCCAGATACAATAACTATTACTTCTATTAAGGGATCATGGTTATCAGGATCATTAGATAATAATGGTAATACAGTACAAGGTATCGTATCTTCTGCTGCTACTGCTACGTTATATCTAACACACCCTGTTACAGGTACATTTACTGTTCCTAATACTTCCGATCCTTCTAATCCTATTGAAGGTGGATTTGTTGTTGGATCTTCTAGTGGTACTAGAGCACAGATCACAGGATTTACTGAGGGTTCAGCAGGTGTTCCTTCAGAACTAACAGTTCGTTATGTTAGTGGTGTATTTGATCCTTCTCAAGATCAGATAGACCAAGAGAATAGTACTGCTGCTGGTGCATTTGCTACTGGACACGCTAGTGGTGGTGTAACTGCTGCTGGTGATAGTGTTAATGCATATCCAGTTGCACAACCAACTTATAATAATGATGAGCGTGAGTGTTGGGTATATCATCAAAACCATGGTATGCATGACAGACAAAATAACGTTGAGATTGAAGGCATCATGTCTGAGATCACTCCAACAAGTTTGACTGCTGCTCTTGCTGCTGATTCACTTTCTATTAGTGTTGAATCTGCTGCTGGATTCCATACGGTTGTTAACGGTGTTGCTGTTTCATCATCTAACCCAGGTTACATAATGATTGAAGATGAGATTATACAGTATAGTGCAATCTCTCAAGATGGTAAGACCATAACAGTACCTACTCTATCTGCTAGAGCTGCTGCTGGAACTACTGCTGCTGCTCATGCTAATGCTACTCCAGTATTCTGTTATAACTTAGATGGTGTTCCTCTAACAGAAATCAATAAGGTTCACACTTCTATTTCATGTCCAACTATGGACACATACATGCTTCATCTAACTTCCGTTGCCACTGATGGTATACGTGCAGGTGGATTTGCTGGTGTTGCAACTCAGAACTTACCATTTGAAGTATTGACACCTAACATGAAGACTATGGTTCTACCTAAGACCGAACTTCGTGCTAGATGTAATACTGTTACTGCTACATCTATGAATGATGGTAAGACAGCAAACATGACTCAGCAATCATTCATTAATGATGGTGTGTTTGAGGATATTATTCTAAACGAACAGAATTACTTCCCAACTCCTCGTATGATTTGTTCTAAATTAAATGAGGATAATGAGTTGAGTGGTGCTAAATCATTCACTATGGAATTGATAATGACTAGTGAATCTGATAATGTATCACCTGTGGTTGACCTTGATCGTTCTTCTTTGATTACTACATCAAATAGAATTAACAATCTAGTAGGCACAAGCACTGGTGGATCTGGTTACTTAATGGAAACTGGAACCTCTGGATTCCAGACTAATAATGACTGGTCAACCCTAGCAAAGGGTGATCCAAATGAGGCTATATACATTACACGTCTAGTTAAACTTGCTACTAAAGCAACTGCTTTAACTGTGTCGTTTGCTGCTAGTAGACATTCTGATACAACTATTGGCATCTACTATAAGGTTAATCCTGTTGGATCAACTGGAAGTTTAGATGAACAACAATGGATCAATATGGGTTATCAGACTAACTATAACTCAACTGCTACAGAAGAAGAACTTTGGAAAGATTATGAATACGAAGTTAAAGGTTTGAACTTTAACGCAATGCAAATTAAAATTGTTATGCGTTCAACAAACCAGTCTCGCGTACCATTAATCTCAGATTTCCGTGCTATTGCCCTTGCTAAATAATGGAAGACGATTTTTCAGCATTTACTGAAGAACTTATCCCTGTTGAAGGGGAAGACGGTTGGTATCGTGACCCTGCCTCTGGTGCAGTTCTTAACTGCAACACACAAAAATACGATGAATACATGGCTCAATACGAAGCCCGCCAGGCTAAGAAAAAAGATTTTAACTCTTTACAAACTGATGTTGATGTGCTAAAATCTGATATAGGCGATGTTAAAGACCTTTTGAAACTTTTACTAAACAAACAAAATGACCGTTGAAAGAGTATCTCAAGATGAACTTAAAGCACAGTTCACTGAGCGTTTACAAAAATTGGTTGCTGAGAATAACCAGCTTGGAACCAAGATGCGAGATAATGAACAACAGATCCTTAAGTTACAAGGAGCAGTTGAAACTTTAGATTATCTCATAAATCCTGAACCAACAACTGAGACTCCTCCAGAAGCAACAACCGAAGAATAATTGGAGGGGTCAGCAGACCCCTTTCTTTATGGTATAAATAACAATATAGAACCTGTGCCCCTACAGAATATAAACAGATGGCAAATAGATTACAACTAAGACGAGGAGGTGCTCAAGAGTGGGCAAACGAAAACCCTACTCTAGCTCAAGGCGAAATTGGAATTGAACTTGATACGAACCGATTTAAAATTGGTGATGGTGTTAGGGGTTGGAACACTTTGCCATATGAACGACCTATAGAATCTGTTGCTAACACAGCAAACACTCTTGTGGTAAGGGATGCAGACGGTAACTTCAGTGCAGGTTCTATTACAGCAACTGTTATCGGTAATGCTGCTACAGCATCAAGACTAGCAAACCCACGTCAGATACAGTTATCAAGTGACTTAGCAGGTTCGGGCACATTTGATGGATCAGGTAACCTTTCCATCGCTGCACAGTTACAGATTCTTACAACTCTACCTCATTATGATGGTACTACAACATCTACAGGTGACTATACAAAGGTAACAGTAGACGCAAAAGGTAGGATTACAAATGCTTCACAACCATCTTCATATACTGCTCTTGGTTTAACAGACGTACAACCATTAGATACTGACTTAACATCTATTGCAGGTTTAACATCAACAGGATTACTTTGTAGGGCATCAGCAGGTAACATGGTTCCTAGAACCATTAACGGTTCATCTGGTAGAATATCAGTTGTTAGTGGTAGTGGTGTTGCAGGTAACCCAACGATTGACCTTCCTGATACAACTATTGCAGTAGAATCAGAATTTGTTTCAAGTACTGGTCAGTATAATATTCCATCTTTAACATCAGTTGGTGGAGATAGTCTTCCAACTGCTGCAAATATAACTGTTAACGCTACAAGATATACAGTAGACCAGTATGGTCGTTTTACATCTGCACTGACTATTCCTATTGCTACTGCTATAGAAGGAAGTAAGTATGCTGCTTATAATGCAGGAACTACATATGTACGTTATGATATTATTGAAGCTGGAAGTAAGGTCTATCAAGCAATAACAGGTATTGCTTCTGGTGGTGGAGCACCAACTCATTCAGATTCTTCTGATGCTGGTGGGTGGAGATATCTTGCTGCTGCTAAGGTAGAGCAAAAAGGTCTTGCTTCATTTGCACAAGAAGATTTTGATGTTGATGACAATGGTCATGTCAGCATTGCTGCTCAAGGTATTGATAATACTCAACTTCAAAATAACAGGTTATCATTCTCTGATAATAATACACAACAGAATTTTGAACTAGATCAAGAATTAACTATTGCTGGTTCACATCATGGATTTGATTATCTTAATTATATCAAGATCAATGATACAAGTGGCAACCTATTATTTGGTGCTAATAATACAGGTGATGGTGGAGCTGGAGAAATTGATATTAACGTTAGATCTTACTTCAGTGACCCTGATGTAACATTTGATGGTGCTGTTGCACAGATGATAAACAAGACAGGTGATGGAAACTTCACTCTTGGTTTATCTAATAATAGTGGTGATGCTAGAAACCTAACAATTGTTGCTGCTAACACTGGTGCTGGAACAAGTAATGTTGTTATTCAAGCAGAAGATACTGTAACTATTAATGCTACTGAAGCAACTGGTAAAGTACATGTAGAAGATGTAAGAGTACAAACCAACTACATAGCAACAACCAATGCAACAATGTATTTGGATCCAGGTGATGACCGTGCGGTCACTGGAACCGTAGTAGTAAGTGGAGATTTACAAGTAGATGGAACGACTACAACAGTTAATTCAACCACTTTACAGGTTGACGATCCTATTGTCACTCTTGGTGGTGATACTGCACCAGTTTCAGATGACAACAAGGATAGAGGAGTTGAATTCAGATATTACGACGCAAGTGCAAAGGTTGGATTCTTTGGATACGATGATTCTGCCACTGATCTTGGAGGACATACAGGAGCATTCTCCTTCCTCTACGATGCCACAAATACCTCGGAGGTATTCTCTGGAACAGATGCAGGGATCATTGCGGGTAATTTAAGTCTTACAACAAATACTAACTCAACATCTAATACTACTGGAGATTTGGTAGTTGCTGGTGGTGCGGGTATTGGTGATGATGTTAATATTGGTGGTACGTTAGATGTAGATACTAACTTCCGTACTCATGGTACAAGTAGATTTGATGATAATATTGTATTCCAAGGTGCTTCTAAGACATTATCTCTGAATAATGGTAGTGGTACAACTAAGATTCAACTTCATACTACCACAGGTAATGTTGAAATTGCTGGTATTTTAACTAACACTGGTAATGTTGATGCTAATGCAAATCTAAACGTAGCATCTCTAGTTCATTTTGAAAGTACTGATGAACCAACTGTTGCACTGAATGGTGGAACTGGTAATTGGGATATTCAATCATCTGATTATGGTGCTGTAAAAATAGATGGTGGTGGATATGTTGCAGGTGATTGGGTGTTTGATAAAGACTTATATGTTAATGGTCTAATCAGACAGAAAGATGATACTACTGCAAACTTTAACTTAAAGAACTACCTATCTGTTCGTTATAAGTTACGTGTAGGTTCTACTGTTCAACATAATCCTTCTTATGCAGATGATAACACATCTAACTTAAGAGTATATGGTGGTGCAGGTATTGTTCAGGATTTACATATTGGAGACGATCTATACATTGGTAAGGTTAATAGTGGAGATACTGTTGAGTTCCAAGTACTTGGTGAATCTGGTAATACTACTATTGGTAGATCAGGAGCTGGTACTGCCTCTGTAGGAACTTTAACTGTCTATGGTGATACTACTCTTGATAGAGATGTTGATATTACTGGTAATGTAACTGTAACTGCTAACTCAGAATTCAATGGAACTGTTGATGTAGATGCTGACTTCGCAGTTAGAAATGGTACTACTGATAAGTTCTTTGTTGATAACGTAACTGGCAATACTAATATTGAAGGCACACTGACTGCTGATGGTCATACTGAATTAAATAGCACTCTTAACGTAGATAGTAATACAACTCTAGGTGGAACATTAACAGTCACAAACAACTCAGAGTTCAATGGAACTGTAGATGTAGATAATAACTTTGCAGTTAGAAATGGTACTACTGATAAATTTACAGTCGCATCTTCAACTGGTAATACAGTTATTGTTGGTGAACTGAATGTTAACTCTGCTGTTGACTTAGATAGCACTCTGAATGTAGATGCAGGAGCAACATTCCAAGATAATGTAACCTTGAACGCTGACAATAAGATGTTCAAGATCCAGACAAACGCTGGAGTTGATAAGTTTACAGTTGATTATGATAATGGTAACACTAATATTCTAGGTACGTTAGACGTATCTCTTGCTTCTAATATTAACAATACTCTAGGTGTTACTGGTATTACATCTATTACTAACAACACACAGCAAACCTTAACAGGATCTTATGCTGCTGATGGTTCATTACAAGTAACTGGTGGTGCAGGTATTGCTAGAGACGTAGCAATTGGTGGTAGTGCAAGAATTTATGGTAATCTAGAAACAACAGGAACTTTAACTCAGACTGATGATTCATCGTTCGCTGGTAAGGTTACTATCACAGATAGTAAGGATATCACATCCTTTGCTGATGCTCAGGTATCACTAACAACTACTGGTGGTGCACGAGTCAATAAGAATCTCTACACTGGTGGAGACTTTATTGTATATGATCAAGTTGGAAGTCAGAATAGTTTCTTTATAGATGCTTCTACAGGTAATGCTGAATTAAGAAATAACATGCAGGTAGGTGGTAACCTAACTGTATTGGGAACCACAACTACAGTTGAAAGTACAGTTACTACTGTAGAAGATCCTGTAATGACTCTGGGTGGTGCTTCTGCTCCTGGTTCTGATGATGGTTTAGATCGTGGTATTGAGTTTAGATATTATGATGGATCCGCTAAGATTGGATTCTTTGGATGGGATAATAACCTTAACAGATATAGATTCTTAACTGATGCAACCAATAGTGCTGAGACATTCAGTGGAACTGATGCATCATTACAAGTTGGTACACTTCAAATTACTGGTGCTGGTACTGCTCTTGACGTTGATAATAACGTAAACGTTGATGGTACTATCACAGCTGACGGACAAATAATTTCAAATGTATCATCTGGTGCTGCTTTAGTCATTCCTAACACAGTCAAGATTGCTAATCTTAACTCAGACTTGTTAGATGGTATGACAACTGCTGCTACTAACACAGCATCTACAGTTGTTAATCGTGATTCATCTGGAGACTTCTCTGCTAATATTATTACTGTTAATTCAGGGACTGGTGCAAATGCAGGTATTCAAGGTAACGCAACTACAGCAGATACTTGGAAAACTTCTAGAACTCTTACCATTGATGGTGTAGTAGATGGTTCGGTTGCTGTTACTGGTGGATCTGACTTTACGGTTACTACTACCTTTAATGATCCTGACATAGCTGCTTTAGCTGGTTTGAGTGGAACAGGTCTGGTTACCCGAACAGCTGCCAACACTTATACAGAACGTGCAATCACTGTTAGTGGATCTGGTATTGGTGTAAGTAATGGAAATGGTGTTGCAGGTAATCCATTAATTACTATTACATCTAACTCTGCTAACTCTGCAAACAACTTAGTCATTCGTGACGCATCTGGTAATTTTGCTGCTGGTACCATTACTGCATCTCTAACAGGTAATGTAACTGGTAATGTAACTGGAGATGTCACAGGTAACGCAGACACTGCTACTGCACTTGAGACAGCTAGAACAATTGGTGGAGTATCATTTGATGGTACTGCTAATATTAACCTACCAGGCGTTAATGCAGGGGGTAATCAGGACACCTCTGGAAATGCTGCAACTGCAACTGCTCTAGCAACTGCAAGAACAATTGGTGGAACATCCTTTGATGGTACTGCTGATATTACACCTGCAACTGCTACTCAGGCAGCAAACCTAAGCAACCATGATACTGCTGATCTTTCTGAGGGAACTAACCTTTACTATACAGAAGCAAGAGTTCAAGCAAAACTTGACAACGCATATGCTCAGTTAAAGTCTATGCTGAATAACCTTGCGACTGCATCAACATTAACACTGAACTTATCTGGAGATCCAACTCCTGGTTCTGTTGTAACTCTAGGTTCTATTACTGCTAGTGGTCTTGGTGGATTTACTGGTTCTACTGGAGTTAGCACAAGTGGTGGAACTGGATCTGGATTGACAGTTAATACTACAGTCAACGCATCAGGTGCTATAACAGGACTAGCATTGAATAACGCTGGTACTGATTATCTAATTGGAGATGTCTTACAGATTACTAACCCTAATCTTGGTGGTGTTTCTACTCTAAACTTAGGTACATTATCAGGTGGAGTTGGTGGATTTAGTTCTGCCTCTAACGTTTCTACAACAGGTGGAACTGGATCTGGATTAACCTTTGATACTACTGTTGATGGAAATGGAAACATTACAAACCTTACAGTTAACGCAGCAGGTACAGGATATGCTAATGGAGAAACGATTACAATCACTAACGCTAATGCGGGAGGTGCTTCTACTATTGACACCCTCGTGGGTGGTACAGGATATGCGAATGGCTCTGCTATCGCAACCACTGGAGGAGGTGGATCAGGATTAACACTTGATCTTACAACTTCTAATGGTGTTGTAACTGGTGCAGTAATTAATGCTGCTGGTACAGGATACGCAACAGATGATACCATCACTATTGTTAACGCAAATGCAACTGGTGTTAGAACTCTTGGTTCTATTGCAACTGCTGGAACTGGTTATGCAGCTGGATCTGGAATTGCAACTACAACCAGTGCATCTGGAACTTCATTTACTGCTGACATTACAGTTGATGGAAACGGTGCTGTAACTGGAGTAACTATTAATAACGATGGAACGGGATTTGTAGATAACGAAGTTATAACAATTACAAACGCAAATGCAACTGGTGTTAAGACTCTTGGAACTATCAGTGCTGGTGGTACTGGATATGGTTCAGGTACTGCTCTTTCAACCACAACAAATGGTGGTGGATCTGGTTTAACTGTTGACGTTACTGTTACTAACGGTGTTGTTGATGGTGTATCAATTAACAATGATGGATCAGGATATGGAGCATCAGATGTAATTACTATTGCTAACGCTAATGGATCTGGTGTTGCTAGTCTTGGAGGTATCACAGGTGGTACTGGATATTCAACAGGAACTGGAATTGCAACTACAACAAATGGTTCTGGATCTGGATTGACTGTTAACATTACATCTGTATCTGGTTCTGGTGCTATTACAGGTCTTACAATTAATAATGATGGATTGAACTACGCTGCTAGTAATACTATTACAGTTGCTAATGCTAACTCATCGGGTGTTAATACACTTGGTTCTATCAGTGCTGCTGCTTCAGGTTATTCTGCTGGCACAGTTAATACAACAACAAATGGATCTGGTTCAGGATTGACTGTTGCTGTTTCAGTTAACGCAGATGGAGAAGTAACTGGAGCGTCTATCGTTAACGATGGTTCTGGTTATTCAAACTCAGATACCATTACATTAACTAACGCTAATGCTAGTGGTGTTAAGACTCTTAATTCAATAATGGTCGCTGGTACTGGATACCCTGCTAGTACTACTGTAACTGGTGTTACCACAACTTCTGGTGGATCTGGAACTGGATTGACTCTTGACATTACAACCAATGCATCTGGACACGTAATAGGTGCTGTAATTAATAATGATGGATCTGGATATGCTGCTGCTGACAGTATTACGATTGCTGGTTCTGGAGATGGTAACTCAGTTACTGGTGTTGCTGCTATTCATGGTAATGCAACTACATCTGTCGGAGCAATTCATGGTAATGGTGGATCAACTTCTGTTGGTACTATTCATGGCAATGGTGCTCAGATCCCAGTTTCTGCTATCCATGGAAATGGTTGTACAATCCCTGTATCAGCTGTCCATGGTAACGGAGCAACAGTTGATGTCGGTGCTATCTTTGCTAACGCAACGATTAATACTGCTACAGTATTCACTCATGCAACCTTCGCACTATCTGATATCACAACGATGGAAGTTGGTGCAACTGTAACAGGTGGAACCTCTGGTACAACTGGAACAATTACTGCTCTGGGTGCTACAAGTGTCACTGTTGACACGGTTGATGGATTCTTCAAGGTTGGAGAAACCGTTGGTGCTAATGATGTTACTAACTTGACTATTACTTCATTCGGATAATAACAAATGTCTGCTACAAAACCTGCAACTAAAACTGAGCTGAAGATGTATGCTCTTCGTAGATTAGGTTACCCTGCTATTGATATCAATGTATGTGATGAGCAGTTGGATGATCTAGTGGAAGAAGCAATTGACTATTGGCAAGAATATCATTACGATGGTTCTCAAAAACAGTTGATTAAGATTGAAGTAACTCAAGCAATAAAGGATTCTGCTGATGGTGCAACAGACATAACTGGAACTGACTGGAAGAAGAATAATCTTAGTGTTGATCTACCTCCTGGCGTGGTAGGAATCAATCAGGTCTATGCTAATTTAAGTAGCAGTAGTGTAGTACCTGGTAATATGTTTAACATTAAGTACCAGATTTTCTTGAATGATATTTACGCATTCACTAACTCTCAGATTCTACATTACTTTATGGTATCTCAATACCTTGAGACACTTGACTGGGTAACGAACTCTCGTGCTCATCGTAGAATGAGATATAATAGGGTTGAGAATAAATTGTATCTTGACTTTAGTTGGGAAGAACTCACAGTAGGTAACTATATTCTAGTTGACTGTACTATGAGAACTGATGCAGAAATTTATACTTCTGCTTATAATGACAACTGGTTAAAAGACTATTGTGAAGCAATCTTCATGCAACAGTGGGGTAGAAACCTAAGTAAGTATGATGGCATTCAAATGTTGGGTGGTGTAACACTCAATGGTCGTCAAATACTAGAAGACGCTTCTGCTAGAAAAAAGGAACTAGAAGAAGAGATTAGAGATCGTTATGAGATACCACCACTAGATCTTGTAGGCTAATATGGCATACTCAAATTCTCCAGCATCAGATTGCAATCAGTCAGATTATAATTCTGCCTGTAGATTGAATATTAATGGTTCAGCTCAGGAAAGAAAGTTCATGGAGAACTTGGTTGTAGAGTCTATTGAATTATATGGACAGGATGTTTATTACTTACCTAGAACTTATATTGGAAGAGATAATATACTAGACGAGATAGATAGCAGTAAGTTTGAGAATGCATATCCTATTAGAGCATATGTAAATAACGTTGATGGATGGGAAGGACAAGGAGAACTACTATCTAAATTTGGTGTTAGAATTGAGGATAAGACAACCTTTATCATTTCACGAGAAAAGTTTACTGAGAAGGTTGATAATAATGTTACATTGAATGTTGAAGGAAGACCAAATGAAGGAGATTTAGTTTGGTTCCCCGTAACAAAACATCTATTTGAAATAAAATTTGTAGAAGCAGAAAGACCATTTTACCAACTAGGTAAAGGTTACGTCTGGGAAATGCAATGCGAACTCTTTGAGTACTCTGATGAAGATATTGATACTGGTATTGCTGATATTGACGCTATTGAAATTGCGTTTAGTAACTCCACAAGTGTTACTATGGGTACTGGTGGGTCTGGTGATTATGTGGTTGGTGAAACCGTTATTGGTAATCTTAATACTGCTACTGGCACAGTTACTCTCAATGGTGACATCGTGGATTCTGTTACTATTACTGATGGTGGTGAGTACTATACTTCTGCTCCTACTGTAACATTCAGTGGTGGAGGGGGATCTGGAGCAGCAGGTACTGCTATTATATCAGCTGGTGGTCTAGTAACTGGTGTAACCATAAATACAGCAGGTACTGGATATACCTCAGCACCAACTATAACCTTTGGTAATTCACCGAAGGATGTTCAAGCAGAGGTTAAGTCTTGGGATTCTTCTACAAGAATACTACAGATCATCAACCGTACAGGTACGTTCAATACTGCTGAGTACATCAAGGGTCAAACCTCTGGTGCAAACTGGAGTGGAGAATCTTACAATACTCTAGACAATACCAACAGTGAAGTAGATCAGAACTATAGTTTTGAAACTGCTGATGATGACGTTATTGACTTCTCCGAAAGTAATCCATTCGGAACTATTGGTTCAACTACTGACTTTACAATCTAATGTTAGGAAAATATTTTTATCACGAAGTCTTCAGAAAGACCGTTGTTGGGTTTGGTACTCTATTCAATAATATAGAGATCAAACAAGGAACTACTGTTATGAAGGTTCCTTTGGCATACGGACCGAAGCAAAAGTTTTTAGCTCGTTTAGAGCAAGTACCCGATCCTACTAACAAGAGGGTACAGATTACACTGCCAAGAATCTCTTTTGAGATCACAGGTATATCATATGATCCTAGTAGAAAAGTTAGTCCTACTCAGAAGATCATGGTACCTACTAGTGGCACTAAAAATAAGGTGGCATACATGCCAGTCCCTTATAATTTAACCTTTGAATTAGCAATCATTTCCAAAAATCAAGATGACGGCCTTGAAATTATTGAGCAGATATTACCCTACTTTCAACCGAGTTACAATCTGCCACTCAAGCTTGTTCCAGGAATCAATGAAACAAAGGATGTTCCTGTCATTATTAATTCTATTGACTATGATGATGAGTATGAGGGTAATTTTGCCTCTCGTAGAGCAATCATTTACACCCTAGGATTTACTGCCAAGACATACGTTTACGGTCCTGTACAAGAATCCTCTGTTATCACTAAGGTTATTGCAGATGCTTATACAAGCACTGCTGTTAGCACTGCACCTCGTGAAGTAAGATACACTGTAACACCTGATCCTATCACTGCTGATGCAGATGATGATTTTGGATTTGGAGTTACCACAGAGGAATTTACGGATAACGAAAAACGTAATCCTACTAGCGGACAGGATGAACCACTATGAGCACTTTTGATGGATTGAATAAAGTTTTCGGAGATGAACCTTCAGACTTGCAGAAGCATGTTGAGAAGTCTAAATCTCTAAGAACTGAGAAACCTGACATACAGGCAGACTATGAAACCTCTCGTGCCAATCTACATAACTTAGTAATGAAAGGACAGGAGGCTGTTGATGGTATACTTGATGTGGCACGAGCGTCAGATCATCCTCGTGCTTATGAGGTGGCAGCTACAACAATTAAAGCAGTTGGAGACGTAACTGATAAGTTAATAGACCTTCAACAGAAGATGAAAGACCTTGATAAAGAAGAGAAGAAAGGTCCTAACAATGTTACCAATGCACTATTTGTTGGTAGCACTTCAGAACTTCAGAAAATGTTGAAGAAAGAAAGTAACATAAATAATAAGGATTAAACATAGACACGACATGACAGTCCTCAATGTATTAAGTACAAACGCAGTGGCCGCAGGTGCTACTGAATACCAAGTTGTACAAACTGGCTTTTTTAGAGTCATCGCAAATGCTGGAGATGCTACAGTGGCATTTAACGGCGGACCTGCTATAACTCTTATAGATAATGAATCACTTTTAGTGAAGGGTGGTAAACCTGGTACAGCTAAAGTTGTCAAAGCAACTGATGCTGCAACAGCAGTTTATACATTAGGAAATAGTTTACAAGAGAATATGTCAAGAGACACTCATCCATTTTCAGTTGGTGATTTCATCGCTGTAATAGATGATAGTACATCTCCTGCCATAGATGCTGCATTTCTGAGTGCTGGCACAGTTGGTAAAGCAATTACTGCTACCAGTAGTGCTACGATCACAACAGATATTGATTCACAAGCAGCTTCAGCTGACTACACATTTGCAACTGGCAATCAAGCAAAAGTAAAACGTTGCGTTAAGATTGCAGTAACAGGAAATGCTATTGTAGTTGAAGAAGTCCAAGTTGTAGGAGGCTAAAATGTCCGACCATTTAAACGAAGAAACTCCAGCTGAAAGAATAGATAGAATCTCTAAAGCTAACGTTGCTAAACAAAAAGCATCTTCTGATGCTAAGAAAGCAAAGTCAAAGGCTTCAGCTGATGCATTTAAGAAGCATAAAGCGTCAGTTATGTCAAAAGGAGGTCGTCCAGTAGACGCACTTGACTCTTGGCAGAAGAAGAAAATTGAAAAACGTAAGATGAACAAAGAAGGTAAATCTTACAAGGACTTCATGAGCGAGGGAAACCCAACCTCTCGTATGCTTCACAAATCAAAAACCCAAGTAACAGGAAACATTTCTGCTGACAGAGGTTCTGATGAAAAAAAGAACCGTGAGAAACGTCGCGCTCTAGAGAAAGATCTCAAAAAGAAAGGCATTGGTCACAAGAAAGGTGTAGGTGAATACAAGTACGGTGATGGCAAAACAGGCCGTGAAGTATCATACCAAACCTCCAAACCCGATAAAATGTCCAAACGTCGCTTTGGTAAAGTCATGAGACGATTAGGACGGAAGCATGACCAAGAATCAGTAATTACAAAAGACAAGAACAAACCAGCAAGATTACACGATACCGAATCTAAAAAACCTGGTAAGTCTGTCAACATAGGAAAATCAAAAGCAGGAAAAAACAAATCTGGTGACGGTGAAACATCTGGAACCAAGGTGCGTAGTGGTAAGTTACCAAAGAAAACTACTAAGCCAAGTTACAAGTACGGTTAAAGTTGGGGGAATCTAATCCAAAGAACCCATGTCTATTAATGACGAAGTAAAGGACTTGCAAAAAAAGTTAGAGAACATTGAGAAGAAACAAGAGTTTCTTCAGAAGATTCAGAATATGGAAAGAGATAAAGCACAGCATGATGGGAAATTGCCCAAGTCTTGAAATCAATAAAGCTTTATGGTATAATGATGCTACGTATCATAAGTAGTGTCATGTTGGGAGGTTTATGACAGAAGAAACAATCACCAGAATATGCTATACTAAGGAACAGGTTGATGTTATGATACGTGCTGCTGTTGAAGAAGCACGAGCAATAGATGAAGCATCTATGGCAAAGCACAACAGAGAAGCAACAATCATTAGCATGATTCTAGGATTTACTACTCTAGCATTATTTGTGGATGGACTACTAAGAATCTTAGGAATCATTCCACCTTTCATGCACATAGATGTTAACATCATAGAAAAGATTGCTGACAAAGTAGAGACTGATGTGATTGATAAAATCAAACAAGTTCCATACCAAAAAATTATCCAAGGGATTAGACGATGAGTTTTTTATTTACAATGGCAGGGTTATTAAATCTGTTATTTTATATCTTTGCGGTTGGATTTATAATCTCACTGCTATTTGAACAATGGTTAAAGTTTAGACCTTTGTCCGTTGATGAATCAATGAATGAGAGAAACATGTACATTGTACAAACCAATAGAAGATATTGTTGGAGACAAGCATGGGTAACTAATCTTTACTGGTTCGCATGTAACGTGGGATTATATTTCATCTCAAGAAATATGCAAACCCCAACAGACACCTTTTGGAATGGGATGTAGGGTATAAATACTTACAAATAATTTGCGAGCCCACGGCTTAAAATCGTGTCTCATTACACAGTTGGGTATCATACCCCACAACAGGTTAATCTAGAGATTTGTGAATATGCAGATGATGCATATTCAGCAATAGAACATAGTAAAGAGGATGTATCCGTATTAAAGGATCATCCTCATTTTGTTGACTATTGTTTTGAAACTCCGAAAGGAGTAATATTATGAAAAGTAAAGAACTAAAACATGAAATTATGTGGTGGATGAGTAGACTTACAATAATGCTTACTTCGTTATTGCTTTCCTTTACATTAGCAGCTAGTGCTTGGGCTGCAGAAATACAAATGGGTTCTGATGGGAATCTAGTTTTCAATCCTTCCGAAGCAACAATTAATAGTGGTGAATCCATAACATTCGTTAACAATGATTTACCTCCTCACAATATAGTATTCATCAATGGACATGATGAACTATCTCAACCTGATCTTAACTTTATTAAAGGAGATAAAGTAAAGATAACCTTTAGCGAACCTGGAGAATATGAATTTCAGTGTGAACCTCATGCTGGAGCAGGAATGAAGGGAGTTATCCATGTTAAATAGTGATAGTTATTGAGAACATATGCTATCAACCCAATATCGTCTGAGATTGGAATCAATCTGTAAAGACATTGCCTCTGGCACAGAAGTAAGTATGAGCGATATGATATGGGCACAGAAATTATCAAAAGCAAATACCTCAGCGAGAGGTATGCTAAACAGGGCTCGCAGGATGGCAACTAATCCTGACGAGTCTTTTCTTAATTCTCTTGATATAGGTGACCCCGATCAAGAGAATCACCGTAGGGGTTTCTATAAACCAGAAGATGTGGTAGAATGGTTTCATCAAGAACGTTCCGACGACTGGAGGCAACGTGACTAAAATTTATGTCAGTATGGGTATTGCATGGATAGCATGGTGTGCAGTACCTGTTTTCTCACAGGAGAAAACGGATTTCATTAATAACTGGGATACAGTTAACGACTTCGCATATAGTCTTATTCATCAAATGGAAAAAGACAAAAGAGAAGCGGATAGAGTACCTATTGATGAGATGCTAAATAGTGCACTACTGGAGTTTGAATATGGGAGCAATGACCCCACCGAGCAGAAAGAGCTGCTACAATTTCCGAGTTACGGAAGTGAACAGAGTTCTGGATGGAGATACAATTGATGTCACCATTGATCTAGGATTTGATCTGTTCAAAAAGGAAAGAGTTCGTGTGGCTGGGGTAGACACTCCTGAGAAAAGAACTAGAAATTTAGAAGAAAAGGCACTAGGAATTGATGCAACAAACTGGCTTAAGCAAAAATTGGAAGATGTTCTGGCTGGCGATGACGAGCTCATTGTTCGTACTGAGCTTCACGGTGGTGTTGGGAAGTACGGTAGGCTTCTGGGTTGGTTATACATTGGGGACTCAACAGAGTCGCTCAATGAGCAAATGATTACCGAAGGATATGCTCACGCATATGATGGAGGTACAAAAGACATGAACCTAGAAGCACTACGTGAGATTCGTAGATCATTCGGTACACTAAACGAGGGTTAAGATTATGTTTTCAGTATTAAATGTAGTAGAAGCATGGAATGAGATCTCATGGGCAGATGCTATTCCATTCACTCTAGTATTAATAGGTCTTTACTGGGTTAAAGTAAAGATAGATTCCAACGTTGGTCTAGGTAAAAAAGGTAAACAACTCAAGAGAATTATCAAAGAGGCAATAGAAGAAACCAAATGAAAATGGTAAAGCGAGAGCAGGTCATTATCCTAGATGATCTGTTCACCGAACGCGAAGTGCAACAAATGGAAGAATACTTCATTCACTTTGACGGTTGGCAACTTATATTTGATGATCCATCACAAGATTTAAGTAGTTACTCTTTAGGTAAGG